AGGCCGGGCCCCATCGACCACGACTCGGCGACGGTGGCCTGCCCGGCAGCGTCGGTGATCACGATCTGGCCCTCGCCGTTGGTCCCGCCTTCGCACCCTTCGACGGTGAACAGCTGGACGAACGGGTGCGTCTTCTGGAAGTTGGCCTCCCACACCGTTTCGAAGGAGGCGTTGGTGATCTTCGGCCAGTCGGCGAACCGCACCTTCTCGAACGACACCGGGATCCACGGCCGCGCCAGGCCGGTGCCGGACGCGGCGTCGTCGGAGGCGACGATGTCGCTGCTGCCGTCGGTCAGCGCCCAGAACTGCCGCCCGCTGTCGGTCGTGTACGTGTACATCACGTCCGAGCCGCCGTCGCGGCGGATCCGGATGATCTGCTTGCCGTCGCTGCCCGGCCCGAAGTAGAGGATGAGGTGCCCGTCCGGGTCGACCATCCGGATCACGCCGTTGTCCTGCACCGTGAACGTGCCGCCGGAGATCGTCGCGTTCCCGATGCCGACGCGCTTGCGCAGCTCGTCGACCTCCCGGCGCAAGGCGACCACCTGGTCGACGATGTTGGACGGCTGGTTGATCTGTGCCATCAGGCCGCGTCCTCCAACAGGGGGTTCATGGTCAGCGCCACGCCCTCGCGCCCGTCGTCGCCGACGGTGACGTCGAGCGCGACGATCCGCATCAGCGTGTCGATCCCGCTCGCGTGGAAGTCGTCCTTGATGATCACCCGCGCGTCGTCGCCCATCCCGATCTCGGCGACGGTCGGCGGGAGTCCACCGTGGACGGTCAGGGTCGGCAGCACGACGGGCAGCCTGCTCACCGCCTGGTCCGACAGCGCGTGCGAGGCCAGCTGCCCCGGGTCGGTGACCGAACTGTAGCCGTACTCGGTCTCCAGCATCGGCCAGCCGTCGGGGTACCGGCCGCGGTCCTCGGCGACGGCGACGAGCATGCCGCTCTCGATCCCGTCGCCGGAGGCGAACGTCCGGGTGGCCATCCGGGTGCCGTCCGACGGCCAGCCGTAGCCGAGCAGGTTCCCGCCGTACTCCCAGACGTGCGCGGAGCCCTGCTGCCCGAGCCTCGGAGTGCCGAGCCGCATGAGCCGCGTCGGGCGGCCGTTGCGGTCGGGCGGGCCGACGTCGAACAGCACGTCCGGGCCGTCGTAGAGCTGGGAAAGCTTGCGCAGCGCGTCGCCGACGCTGACGTTCTGGTAGCCGAAGTACGTCCGGTCGAGCCGGATGCCGGAGAGGTCCCGGTCGGGGAACGTGACGCCGATGTTCCCGCCGGGGTGCGACTGCGCCAGCTCGACCAGGTTGCGGGCGATCGCGTTCTGGTCGGTGTTCTTCCACTCGACCTTCTGCTTCGCCACGAAGTGCGGGTCGGTGAACGCGGCCGCGGGGAGCACCGGCAGCACCTTGCGGTGTTCGAAGTACGACCAGAAGTCCCCGCACCCCAGGGAGATCTGCTGGGAGCCGGAGTCGAACTTCCGCGTCCACACCAGCCCGCCCCACACCGGGCGGCTGTCGCGCAGCACGTAGACGACCCGGCGGCCCGGCGTGCTCAGGTCGTACGGGTCGATCGCGCGGATCCGCTGGTCACCCAGGCTGAGCGTCGCGGACAGCGAACCGGAAGCACCGAGCTTCTTCGAGTACTTGACGCCGGTGAGCGGGACCTCGGCCAGCGTCCGGTTCGTCATCAGGTCCGAGATCAGGTAGGTGTGGACCGGATCCTGCGCCATCTCAGGCCCTCAGCCAGGTCAGCGAGACGTGGTTGGCGTTCGCCCAGCCCGCGTCGTGGACCCGGCCCGCGTTGTCGGTCCAGAAGATCACGCTCACCGTGGCCCCGGCGTTGAAGAAGTTCGTCGTGGCGGTGCTCATCGTGCCCGGCGAGGTGAGCAGCCAGCGTGACATCGTGTTCGCGTACCGGATCTCGATGTTGGTCCCGTCGGTGATCGCCATGTAGGTGTGGTACTCGCCGGAGCCCTGCGGAGCGGTCGTCCGGAAGCTGGCGGTGATGGTCCAGATCCCGGCCCGATTGAGGGTGAACACGTCGTTGTTCGCCGAGGTCGTGACGTCCGGCGAGCCGTAGACCATGGTCGGGAACCGGCTCCGGGTGTTCGCCTGCGCCGGGAACGTCTGCACGTTGCCGCGGACTTCGTAGCGGGCCTCGTGCCGGGTCGCCGTCGGGGTGATGCCGACCGCGCCGCCGCCCGTCGCGACCGAGCCGACCCAGTCCGCGCCGTTCCAGCGGTAGACCAGGTTGTCCTGCGTGCTGAAGACCAGCTGGCCGGGCAGCGGGTCGGTGATCATCGCGCGGACGTCGGCGAGCGAGGTGCACACCGGCATGCTCGGCACGCGCCACTTCTCGCCGTCGTTGATCTCCAGCCAGCGCTTGTCCTGCCGGTAGGTGGTGACCCCGTTGTAGCTGTGGACGCCGTCGCGCTCGCCGATCAGGTCCGTCGTGATGGTCCGGGTCCCCGCCGGGACGCGCACCCGCGCCAGCTGCATGTAGTCGCCGCCGGGGGTCGGCTCGCCCGGCGTCGACGACGGTTCGCCGACGATCTGCTTGACCACGAAGCCGTTGGACGTGTCGCCGTAGAACTTGTCCGTCTGCTGGGCGACGATCAGGTCGATCCGCCCGTTGGACGAGTGCGCCGGGTTGTCCTTGAGCAGGTCGAGCGTCTTGACCGCGTCCAGGGTCTGCACGTAGCTGCCGACCCCGCGGCTCGCGCGCATGAACATCTGGAACGGCTGGATGGTCACCGTTCCGTCCGGTGTCGGCGACGCCGCGGCCACCAGGCCGGGATTGCCGGCGGTGGGCCGGATGCCGTTGCGGGACAGCACCGGGCCCGGGCCGGACTGCAGGGCCGCGCTCAGCGCCAGCCGCGCGTCTTCGGTGGTGATGACGCCGTTCGGCGAGTCGGACACGGCCCACGAGTTGCGCTCGGCCATGGTGTTTCCCCCTCGGATCAGATGATGGCGTGTCGCCAGCGGCCGGTGAGCGACGCGTTCGGGTCGTAGGACGCGGCGGTGAAGTCGACCTGGACCGCGCCGTTCGCCGGGATCGGGAACCAGCCGCGGGTGAGCAGCTTGTCGCTCTGGTTGACGCCGTTGAGCAGCACCGTCCGGGCATCGGTGTCGATGGTCAGTGTCTGTCCGTTTTGGACGGTGAAGGTGCCGTCGAACACCAGCCGTTCACCGGTGTCCCGGTTGGCGATCACCGGGCCGGTGACCGGGCCGCGGATCTCCCACACCGGCCAGCTGGCCGCGCCGCCCGCGTTGACCGCGCGCAGCCGCCCGCCCTGCTTGCCCGTGCCGAACACCAGCGGGAAGGCGAGCGGGAACCCCAGGCCGTCGGCCGGGGGCGAGGGCAACGCTGTGACGTCACGCTGCTCCGCGACCGAGTACAGCCGCGGATCCGTGGCCTGCCACTGGATCGCGCCGGTGGTGTACCCGAGCGCGTAGTACTTCTCGACGTTGATCGTCCGCCGGACGCACCGGGCGTTCGCCAGCCAGCTCTCGCCGTCGAGCCGCACGACGAGCGGTTCCTCCAGCGGCCGCTCCGCCGGCGCGGTGATCGTCCGCAGGGTCGTGACGACCGCGCCGAAGTCCGCCGCCGGCACGCCCTTGACCAGGTAGGACAACGTGACCGTGCGCTGACCGGCCAGCTGGTTGCCCTGGAACCCGCCGTGGCGGCCGGGCCGGTCGGGGTTGTCGGCGCGCATCTCCGGCAGGTCGAGCCAGCCGTCGAGCTTGGTCATCCGGAACGGGCTGCCCGAGCCGAGCAGCGTGCCCCGCCACTCCAGCTGGCCGTCGTCGGTGATCAGGTCCCCCGCGCTCACTCAGCCACCCCCTCGGGACATCCAGTCCAGGTCGCCCGCGATGTCGGCCGGGGTCTGGCTGGGTGTGGCGTAGAAGTTCTCGATGTGCACCACGGCCCGGTCCTGCCGCGGCGAGTCCGCGGCGAACCCGGCGCCGGCGAAGGCCAGTGCCCGCGGCTGGACGGTCGCGAGGTCGGCGAGCCGGTTCGTCACCAGTCCGGCCAGCTCGGTCGACGCCCTGGACACCACCGTGCTGGTCTGCTCGATGCCCTGCGCGAGCCCCAGCGGCACCCAGCGGCCTAGCTCGGCGGCCACCTTGGACGGGGAGTTGATGCCGAGGATCGACTTGATCGGGCCGGGGATGATGTCCTTGATCAGCCCGATGATCTTGTCTTTGATCCACGTGGCCGCGTTCTTGATGCCGTTCCACAGGCCCTCGAGGATCGACCGGCCGACGTCGAGCAGGAGGTTCCCCAGGTTCCCGAGCGCGCCGAGGATCATCCCGGGCAGGCCGCCGAGCCACGACAGCAGCTCGCCGAGCTTCCCGACGGCCCCGCTGACGATCGAGCCGAACCAGCCGATCACCATCCCGGGCAGCCGGCCCAGCCAGCCGATCGCGGCGATGACGCCGTTGATCGCGACCTGGATCGCCGCGACGATCGCGTTCCACACCATCACGAGGAAGTCCCAGATGGCCTGGAACGCGGCCTTCGTCCACGCGACGATCGTGTCCCAGTTGGCGATGATCAACGCCACGAGCGCGACGACCGCGGCGATGATGATCGGGATCGGGCCCATCGCCAGCAGCCACGCGGCGGCCATCTTGGCCCCGGCGATCAGCGATTCGACGCCCATCATGATCCAGGCCCCGACCACCTGCGCGGCGGTGGCCAGCGCGGTCAACCCCATCAGCACCCACTGGGCGACCGTCACCGCGACCTGCGCGACGAACTCGGCGACCGCGACGGCCGCCTGGACACCCATCATCAGCCAGCCCGCGACGACCTGCGCCGCGGCGGCCAGCGCGGCCACGCCCATCGACACCCAGCCCGCGATCTTCGTCGCCACCTGCACGAGGAACTGCGCGGTCTGCGTCTCGCCCGCGACGGTCATCATCACCCAGGCGGCGACCGTCTGGGCGGCGGACGCGAGCGCGGCCCAGCCCATCACGCCCCATTGGAAGGCCGCGGCGACTCCCGCGGCCACGGACTTCGCGGCGCTCCACGTCGCCTGCGCGGACATGGCTATCCACGCCCCCACGGCGGTGGCCCCCGAGGCCACCGCCCCGGCCGCCATCGTGGCGAACGAGACGACCATCCCGGCCGCGGCGATCGCGGCCTGGATCCCGACTTGGATGAGCGCGGGCAAGAAGAACGTCAGGAGCGTGCCGCCGACGATCATGATGGGTGTCTTGTTCGCGGCTATCCAGTTGCCGAGGCTCTGGAACGCCGGGACCACCGTGCCGGTGAT